TATTGCATTAAGCGATCAAGTTTCTTTCCCATGGTTTGCACCAGCAGGTACAAGACGTGGTAGTATTACTAATGCAACATCAACTGGTTTCATTAACAGTGAAGGCGAGTTTGTTGGAACATCATTAAATGAAGGACAAAGAGATACACTTTACGCAGGTAATGTAAATCCAATTACTTTCATTACAGGTGCAGGTTTAGTAAACTACGGACAGAAAACAAGAGCGGCGGCGGCAAGTTCATTAGACAGAATAAACGTTGCGAGACTTGTAATCTTCCTAAGAAGTCAATTACAAAAATTGGCAAGACCATATGTGTTTGAACCAAATGATAAAACAACAAGAGATGAAATCAAGGCTCAAGCAGAAAGTTTAATGTTAGAATTGGTTGGTAACAGAGCAGTGTTTGACTTCCTAGTTGTGTGTGACGAAACAAACAACACACCTGCTAGAATAGATAGAAATGAATTATATCTAGATATTGCAATAGAGCCAGTCAAAGCAGTGGAGTTCATTTACATTCCATTGAGACTTAAAAATACTGGTGAAATAGCAGGGTTATAATAAGGATAAATATATTAGGAGAAACAAATGAGTATATCTACACTATCAAAAATTACAGTACCTTTAGATAGCAATCAAAGTGCATCTAATCAAGGTCTGTTAATGCCAAAATTACAGTATCGTTTTAGAGTAATGTTAGAAAATTTTGGTGTATCGACTCCAACAACAGAGTTGACAAAACAAGTGCAAGATGTAACAAGACCAAATATATCATTTGAAAACACAACAGTAGATGTTTACAACAGTAAAGTATATCTTGCTGGTAAACACACTTGGGAACCAATCACACTTACATTAAGAGAAGATGTAAACAACAATGTACAAAAACTTGTTGGTGAGCAGTTACAAAAACAATTCGATTTCTTTGAACAATCAAGTGCGGCATCAGGTGCTGATTACAAATTTGTTACTAGAATGGAAATTACTGATGGTGCTAACGGTGCCAATACAGTTGGAATTCTAGAAACATTTGAATTGTATGGTTGCTATATCGAGTCAGCAAACTACAATACATTGGCTTACAACTCAAGTGAGCCAGTAACAGTTACATTATCATTAAGATATGATAATGCAATTCAAACACCTCAAGGTACAGGTGTAGGTACGGCTGTGGGCAGAACAGTGAATACATTGATAACCGGCGGCGGTGCATAATTTTCATTTGCAATTATAAATTAAAAAGGGGGCTCCGGCCCCTTTTTTTTACTAACCAAGGGAAGGAGCAAACCATGAAAAAACTATTAAAAAATAAAAAAGTTTGGATTGGTGTAGCAATAGTGATTGCCGTATTTGCATGGGCAATGCTTTCGGGAGATACTACTCCGGTTGATGCTACTACTCAAGGCTAATTACAAATTAAATAATGTACAAAAGGCGGCTTTTTAGTCGCCTTTTTTTGTTTTTAAAATACCACAATTTTCATCATATAAATACAGTATATGGCAAATATTCTTACACCTTTTTTGAACAATTTAAAAAGCGGAGTCTTAGAACCTAAGGGCAATCTAGGTGACTTTGCTCATGCGGCTAGATTGTATGTGGATGATAGTTTTAGACTTGCACCTAAGTCTAAATTTCTTTTCCATGTAGTGTTTAACATAAATCAAGATGTGTTAAACAGAATGATAGCAAACAGTCCAGCACACCCTAATGGAAATCGTATTTTTAAAACTTTAAGTAACTTTAAAAATAAACATCAAAACGAATTGAATATGCTTGTTAAAAATGTAGACTTGCCTCAGTATTCAATTGAAACAGTTGTTGCACAACAGTACAACAAAAAAAGAAAATTGCACACAAAAATAAGTTATGATCCTATCAAGATGGTATTTCATGATGACAACTATGGTGTAACAACAGCATTATGGGAAATGTACTATAGATATTATTTTAGAGATGGTTGGTATGGCGCAGATGAGTCAGCAAAAAGATCGCCAGAAGCATTTTCAATACATAGAGGAAGCGTAGATGAAGAAGCAAGTCCATTTAGTAGATCTCTTGCGTATAACTCTGCTCAAGATTTTAGAAAGTTTAGATTTGGTTTAGACAATGACCAACATGAAGCATTTTTTGACAGTATTCAAATTTTCCATATGTCTAGAAAAAGATATACAATGTATCATCTTGTTAATCCGATAATAACTCAATGGCAACACGACACTCTTAATAATGCAGACAGTGAACCTGCGGCAAATTCAATGGCTATAGAATATGAAGCAGTATTTTACGGAAGAGGAGCAGTGTCAGAAGGAGTGCCAAGAGGATTTGCTGAAGAACATTATGACCAAACTCCATCTCCTAATTCATTATCAGGCGGTGGAACAACTAGTGTGTTTGGTACAGGCGGAGTTGCATCTGCACTTGGATTATTTGGCGGTCAAGGTGGACCAAATACAGACATCTCCGGTGGTGAAACTGGAAGAAGCGGTTTTACGTTAGGAAATATTTTACGTGGAGCAAATGCAATAAAAAATGCAAGAAATTTATCTAAAGCAGGATTGGCTCAAGAAGGCTTTAATATATTAAAAGGTGCAGTAGGCAGAATAGGTGGAACTGCTGATTCAAGTTACACTAGAGGCGGCGGTTTAGGAGACACTGTTATTGCTCGTAGTTCGAGTAAATTTGGAAACACTGTAAAAGCATTAATAAGAAAGAGATAAGATATGTCAAACTTACCTATTACACAAACACAAGAACCTAAAACAGAAACAAGAAGATTTTTTGACGACATCACAAAACCAACTTTAACTTTTGCTACTAATGACGTTGACGCAATGGTAGGTTATTTTGAATCTAGAGGTTTCAGCAAACAAAGTGCTATCTCAACAGCAACAGTATTGTTGACACAGGCAAAAATAGATGGTATAAATGCTTTTACTTTGATAGATACACTCAAAGGAATAGATGATGTTAAATTAAGTTCAATTGTTACTGAAATACTTAATGCTAACAGATCAAAAATTTCTTCCCTTGGATATAAAGACACAACGGCATCCAACCAAACAGAAAAAAGAAACATAGTGAAGTAAAATGGCTAAATTTGCACAGGGTAGATTCGCTATGAAATATCCTGACAAATATATTGGCGGCAAATCTCCGTTGTATAGAAGCAGTTGGGAGTTTGCGTTTATGCGATTTTGTGATGAAAGTCCAAGCATTTCAAAATGGGCAAGTGAATCCATTAAAATTCCATACAAACATCCATTGAACGGAAAATTTTCTGTCTATGTGCCAGATTTTTTCATAGCCTATGTTGACAAAAAAGGAAGACAACACGCAGATGTAATTGAGATAAAACCAGAAAATCAAACCAAAATGGAAAGTGTTGGACGAAATAGATATAATCAAGCACAACTTATAATAAATCAAGCAAAATGGAAATCAGCAAGACTTTGGTGCAAAAATAGGGGATTTTCGTTTAAAGTAATTAACGAAGCCGACATATTCCACACAGGAAATAAACGTTAGTCACCTAATCACATATAAATACGTACATAATGAAAAGACTTAATATCAGTGATCAGACAGCAATCAGTATGCCTATGAAAAATTTGATTGCTATTGTGTCAGCAGTGGCAGTTGGTGTTTGGGCATATTTTGGTGTGATTGAAAGACTCAATAAATTAGAAACACAATCAGTTTTATTAGAAAAAGACATGACGGCTGAAGATGAAAGATTACACAGCGAAGTAACCAAAAACACAGACTTTAGAATTAGATATCCAAGAGGAGAGTTAGGTCAGAGTTCACAAGATATAGAACAATTTATGTTAATTGAAGATTTATACAAGTCGGTTGATAGAATGCAGAAACATTTAGATGACATGGCTAACAATAAAGTCAACATTGAATTCTTAAAAGAGCAAATGGAAAAAGCACAATTATCAATTGAGAAATTAAAAGACGCTGATAGAGAAATTGTTTACAAAAATGGAAATGGACACTAATGTTTAAAATGTTTGCAGTCATGTGTGTTGTTACAGTTGTTGATTGCAGAACTATGTACGAAGATCCACCAAGAATGTTTGAAACTAAAGCAGAATGTGAAGCGGCGGCGGAAATTAAAGAAAAAAACACTGTTGAAATGCTAACAGATGAAGACGGATTTTTAACAGTTGAACATTTAGAAGTTGGTTGTGAAAAGGAACCATACATATGATAGAGACAGTAGTGGCTTTGTTGATGTTCGTTAACAACGAAATTAAGGAACATAGAATACAAGATAATATGGCACAGTGCTTACGTGGAAAACGCACTGCTGAAAGAAATTATAGTGCGGGTACAAAGTACCAATGCATCAAAACGAAAGCGGAACTAGAAAATAACATAGATGGTTCTAGATCAATAAGAAAGATAATAGTAGAGTAATGGACAAAGTTGTATTTTGGCTGGTGGTGCTTGGTATAGGAGTCTATCTCGGTATATACGTTTGGTAACAACCATAAATATTTAGGTCATGACAAAAAAGTTAGAAGAATTGTTAAATCTTCCAGAGTCGCAAGATATAGTTAAAGAAGAAGAACAAAAAGACAAAAAGGTTTCCAAGAAACAAACTAAAGAAAACAACACAGCACTGAGAGACATATCAGAATTCGATAAAATTGCGGCGGCATTACCAAAGGTTGATGGTTTAGGAGAAATGGGCGATCAAGAACTAGACGATATCGGACAAAGAGCCGTTACTGCATATGAAGATCTAATGGATTTAGGCATGAATGTAGAAAGTAGGTATTCAGCACGTATATTTGAGGTTGCAGGGCAAATGTTAAAAACAGGATTAGACGCAAAAGCAGAAAAATTGAACAAAAAGTTAAAAATGGTTGATTTACAACTGAGAAAGCAAAAACAAGACTCAAAAGGCGAGTCAGATGGCACTAATCTAGTGCAGGGTGAAGGTTACATAATATCAGACCGTAACAGTTTACTGGAAAAACTTAAAAAGATGGATAAATAATACACATGACACAGAGTTTTAAACATTATCTAGTAGAAAGCAAAAAAACATACTCATACAAAGTAGGTTTAGCGGGTGATTTACCCGAAGGAGCAGTTGATCGTCTTGAAACTGTAATGCAGAAGTTCAAAGTTGCTAAAATGAGCAAAGGCAAGAAGACTCCTATACAAGAAAGACCACTAGATTTCCCTAATTTACAGAATACAAGAGCAACATATTTTGATATTGAGACAGAATATCCTACAACACCACAAGTTTTAGAACAATACTTGCAAGATACAATGGGCATGGATCCATATCACGTAATTGTAAGAGATCCAATGGCTCCACAAGAAGAAGAACAAGCACCTAAAGATAATAAACCATATGAAGCAATGTTAAACAGCGATTATGAAGCAAGTAAAGACCAACAAAAATCCGCAGGTGATAGTAGAGTAATGGAATTGTTAAAAGAACTTGAAAAAGCAAGAAAAGAAAGACCGGCTCCAGATGCAGGTAAGTCAGTAGACTCAGGCAAACAAGAGCAAATGAGCAAAACTGATGCAGACAGCAAATCTCCAATGCAACCAGCACATAAAGGACCAGTTAAAGGTAACCCTCAACCAGGTAAATAATATTATGGACTTAAGAGATCTTATTAAAAAAATTGATAAAATTGAAAATCCTGAAACAGGACAAAAGAAAAGAATTGATGAAGGTGCGGCATTATCAATTTACGGAGACACTCCAGAAGATATTAATGCAATGGCACAAATCTTTAGAAGTGCAGGAGTTACACCTCCACCAGCAATAGTTGGTCCTAAGCCAGAGGCGCCAGAGGCGGAAGCAGATGTTAAAGCAACTGAAGAAGTTCCTGGTAAAGCAAGTACTACACCTGCACCGAAATACCAAGACACTCAATACATGACAAAAGATATTGCAGGTGGTATTAACAAGCCTAAAAAAACATATCCAAAAGTAGCAGGCGGTGACAACCCAATGGCACTGGAAGATGAAAAAGATTTAACGGCTTCAATCAAAGAAACTCTTGTTCAAGCATACCAAGACTTCAAAAAAAAAGACTAGAACGTAAACTTACCAAGCCAGAAAAGCGTAAAGTCACTCACTACAAGAAAAAATTTGACAAAAAAGGTGTGAAGAAAGATTTCATAAAACGTTATGGAAAAGAAAAAGGCACAGCCTATATGTATGCTACCATCAATAAGATGGCTAAAAAACACGCCTAATCAAAATAAATTACACCCCCAAATAACAGCATAAGTAATACGTATGAGTAATAAAAGTTTAGACGGTGTATTAACGAAGAAAGCACACCAACGTGAAAAATTTACAGAGGAACAGGTTGAACTACTAATAAAATGTTCTGATCCAAAAGAAGGTTTTTTGGAATTTGCTAAAAGATTTTTTTATATTCAACACCCTGTACAAGGCAAGTGTTTGTTTCAACCATTCAAATATCAAGTAAGTTTACTTCACAGTTATCACGATCATAGATTCAATGTTAATATGCTTCCAAGACAAAGTGGCAAAACAACAACTGCCGCTTGTTATCTTTTATGGTACGCAATGTTTCATCCAGACCAAACAATTCTTATTGCGGCACACAAATATACAGGTGCTCAAGAAATTATGCAACGTATAAGATATGGTTATGAACTTTGTCCTGATTACATAAGAGCAGGAGTAATCAACTATAATAAAGGTTCAATGGAATTTGAAAATGGTTCTAGAATTGTAAGTGCAACAACAACTGGTAACACTGGTAGAGGTATGTCTATTTCACTTTTATATTGTGATGAGTTTGCATTTGTGAATCCAGGAATAGCACAAGAGTTTTGGACTTCTATTTCGCCTACACTTGCAACAGGTGGTAGAGCAATTATTACATCAACGCCAAACTCTGATGAAGATGTATTTGCAACCATATGGAGAGAAAGTCAAAATAAATTTGACGAACATGGCAACGAACAGGATTTAGGATCTAATGGGTTTCATGGTTTTACTGCAAGTTGGGACGAACATCCAGACAGAGACGAGGAATGGAAACAACAAGAACTTGGTCGTATTGGCGAAGAAAGATTTAGACGTGAGTACGGTTGCGAATTTCTAGTTTTTGATGAAACTTTAATAGACGCTATAATGTTAAGCACACTAGAAGGAAAAGAGCCTTCAATGAATATGGGCCAAACTAGGTGGTACAAAAAGATAAATCCGCAATCGACTTATGTTGTTGCCCTAGACCCTGCAATGGGTACAGGAGGAGATGCCGCGGCAATACAAGTATTTGAATTACCATCATTTGAACAAGTTGCAGAATGGAAACACAATATGACAGCCATTCCACATCAAGTTAGGATCCTAAAAGAAATTTGCAACTACATAAAAGACGAATGTAATTCAACAACGGGTGCAAACATTTATTGGAGTGTTGAAAATAACACAATTGGCGAGTCTGCTCTAATTGTAATACAAGAATTTGGGGAGGAAACAATACCAGGAATGTTTGTATCAGAGCCTATACGTAAAGGGCACATTAGAAAATTTAGAAAAGGATTCAATACCACTCATAGATCAAAAATCAGTGCTTGTTCAAGATTAAAAGCAATGGTAGAACGCAATAAAATTAAAATAAACTCTAAAATACTAATAAAAGAACTAAAATCATTTATCGCCTCAGGTAATTCATACAAAGCAAAGTCAGGTGATACTGATGATTTAGTATCAGCAACTTTACTATGCATAAGAATAATGGGAGTATTAAGGGATTGGGATCCAAAAATTTACAACACATTTACGCAGATTGAAGACGACGAAATGTCGGAAAAAGTGATGCCATTGCCACTCTTTGTTTCACATTAAAAAAATAAATATAGTATATGGAAATAGAAAACATATCAACAGCACTTTTTAACAAGTTACGTGGGCAATTTCCTAGTATTACAGTAGGTGATGCTGAAGGAAACGTGACTAACGACCCAAAACAAGCCAGATTTTTCGACTTTGACTACACAAAAGAAGGCAAAAGTTTCGGGAAAATAAGCATAAGTATTAGTGAAGACCAGGGTTTAGTGGTGTTGCACAGCACTGATATTATCAGCGAAGCAGATCCATTAACTAAAGAAGGCTGGTACAATTTTCTTAAAGAATTAAGAGAATTTGCAAAGTCAAGGTTAATGTCATTTGATACAAGAGACATTACTAAATCTAATTTGGAAAAAAGAGATTACGAATACTTAAAGAAAGAAAAAGATATGGAACCAGTTAGCGAATCAAATATGTTTGGAACAAATAAAACAAGTTTCCAGCAAATAGGTGATGCAAAATTAATTTTAAAGCATTCAACAATAGTAAACCCAGAAGTTCCTGGTGCTAGATCGCAAAAAATTGAATCCATTTTTATTGAAAGTCCAGCAGGCGAAAGATTTAAGTTTCCATATAAACATTTAAATGGTGCTAGAGCAATGACTAGACACGTTGCTGAAGGCGGAAATCCATATGATAATTTTGGGAAATTTATAGTTGGTTTATCAGAAGAATTAAACAAACTAAGAAAATTCAAAACATACATGAACAGATCTAGTGTAATGGCAGAAGGTCTAAAAGAGTACATGACTGTTATAGATGAAAGAATTGAAGAAATAAAATCAACAGCACAAAAATTACAAAAAGAATCAGGATATAAATCAGTAAAAGAAACACATTCAGAAACTGTTCTAGAAGAAGTGCCTGAAGAAATTACAAAAAATTGGATAGATGAATTAACTATAAAACAATTTAATGAAGAATTAAAAGATGTATTTCCATACATTTACAAATTAGTATCTGAAAAAACTGCAATCAAAAACCTTTCACCAGAAGACTTTGAACTAGAAGCACAAGGCTATCAAGGCGGAACGGAATCAAGAACATTGAGATTTGATGTGGCAGGAGATTATGATCCTGAAAGACCTGTGTCAGAAAAAGATGCTGAAGAAATAGAACAGGAACTTGCAAAAGCAGGTATAGTTGCAGATGTACAACCAGATGAAAGTAGATATAACGGAATTATTGTACACACAAATACAAACCCAGATGAAGTACAAAAAGCACTAGGTTCCACAATAGAAACATTAGACACTTTTAAAGAATTTGAAAACACAATTGAATCAATTGTTGCAGAAGATGAAAACGGTTTATTTTCATCTGACAAAGAAGAAAGTAATCAAGCACTAGAAAAACTAAACAAATTAATGGCGAAACATTTTCCAGCAGGACCAAATGGTGTAAATGGGATTGAAAGTTTGCAAGGCATTATTGATGATGAAGCACTTGCATCACAGATAAAAATGGCTTCTAAAGAAGACGCTGACGCTTGTTTACGTCCAATGATTATGGATTACATCAAAGCAAAAAGACCAGAGATGCTTTCTAAAATTGACACAGGTGATATGAAACAAGAAGTAGAAGATGAAGCAATTACTTTTGAAGACATTAAACCTTATGTGTCGATTTACAAAGGTAACGATGGCAAGAATGTATTTGATGTGTTAGATAAAGATGGTAAGTCGGTACAAAAATTTGATAATGCTAATGCGGCAATGAAATATTTACACGCTAATTTTGATGATTTAAGAAAAGGTTCAGATGAAAAAGAAGCAATGGTGGATCCAGAAGGTAATCCACAGTATGGCGATGAATCAAAAGAGATTGCACTTGATCTATGGAACGATATGTCTAAAGAAGAAAAAGAAGAACATGGTAGTTTTGGTGCATATTTAAAATCAGACGATTTCCAAGAATATCTTAATAAATTAAGAAGCAAGTTTGAAAAAGACGCAGAAGACAAAATAGATGTTAAAATTGATCCTGACGGTGGCATTTCGAAAGTAGATGGTGATAATTCATTAGACAACAAAGAAGAAACTGTAGAAGACTTTGTGAAAAGTTTCTTTGATTACACAACAAATCAATTTCCAAAAGGTGAGACTGCGGTACTAACAAGTGTTGAAAAGAAATTTGGTGATGGTTCCATTAAAACTGCTCAAGAGACAATTCGAAAATTAATGAACAACAAAGACCCTGAGATTGCCAAAATTAAAAAATTAGCAGGCATCTAATACAATTCGGTAAAACACCCACATAATTAAACATTGACTAAATAACAAAGTTATTGTAGTATAAGAAACTATGTGCTACAATACTAATAGGCACAAAACACGCTATAAGGCAAATATAGGAGGCTAATATTATGGCAACACTCGCAGAAATACGTGCAAAGTTGAAAGAACAAGAAGCACGTTCAACAGGCTCAACCAGATCAGGTGGCGATAATGCTATCTACCCATTCTGGAATCTAAAAGAGTCAGAACAAGCAACAGTAAGATTTCTACCAGACGGAGATAAAGAAAATACTTTTTTCTGGAAAGAAAGACTTATGATTAAATTACCTTTTGCAGGCATTAAAGGTGACACGGATTCAAGACCAGTCCAAGTACAAGTACCATGTATGGAAATGTATGGTGAAACTTGTCCAATTCTTACAGAAGTAAGAGCATGGTTCAAAGATCCTAAACTAGAGGACATGGGAAGAAAATATTGGAAGAAAAGAAGTTACATCTTCCAAGGTTT